GAGAGGGAAGCCGAGGCACCCAAGTCCGCGATGGGGGCGCTGCTCGACTGATGTTCGACGAGGAGAAGGCCAACCGCGCCATCAGGTTTATTGAGCTGCTGAAGCATACCGGAGATTTTCATGGGATGCCGTTCTCCGCATTACCCTGGCAAAAGAATATTTTGCTGGATGTATTCGGGACAATGAACGAGCGCGGTATCAGGCAATACCGCAATGTGTATATCGAAACTCCGAAGAAAAACGGTAAATCAGAATTTGTGGGGGCGGTGGCATTACTGCATTTATTCAACAAGCTCGAGCCAAACGGGGAGATATATGGCTGTGCGGGAGACCGAAGCCAGGCAAGCATTATCTACGACACAGCGGTTGAAATGATCATGCAGGAGCCGGAGCTGGAGAAGCGGGTCAAGATCCGCGACAGTTACCGGCAAATAGAAAATGTCGAAACGGGGACAACGTATAAAGTTTTGTCCGCAGAGTCGTTCACCAAACACGGATACAGGCCGAGCATTGTGCTGTTCGATGAGCTGCATGTGCAGCCGAATAGAGATCTATGGGACACGATGACCAAGGGTTCATTCCTGGCGCGGCGTCAGCCGTTGTTGTGGGTGATCACCACCGCGGGAGATGACCCGGACCGGGTTTCGATCGGCTGGGAAATCCACGAAAAAGCAGAGTCTATTATCAAGGCGCGAGAGTCCAGGGATGAAAAGAACGATATCCCGACCTGGTATCCAATTATTTATAACTATACAGGTGAGGATATTTGGAACGAGGCAAATTGGGCGAAGGCCAACCCCTCGCTGGGGACCGCTTTGCAGGTTGAGGATCTGCGTGAGCTGGCGGCTGAGGCCAAATTGCATAAGGCGGATGAGCGTACATTTCGATGGTTAAACCTCAACCAGTGGATCACGACTAAATTAACAACCTGGCTGCCGCTGGACCTGTTTGACCAGACCAATGCCACATGGAGCCGCGCCGATCTGGTTGGCAGGGATTGCTATATCGGGATGGATCTATCCACCACAACAGATCTATCAGCAATATGTCTGGTGTTCCCGCCGCAAGAAGGGCAGGATGACTGGCGCGTGATCTGGGATTGCTGGATACCAGAGGACAACATGAAAGACCGAATCAGTGTTGATCATGTGCCCTATGATGTTTGGGCGCGTGACGCGTGGATCAGCCCGACGCCGGGAGATTGGGTGGACTATACGCGCATCAGGGACCGGATATTGGAGATGCGCAAAATATACAATGTGATCGAGTTGGACGCTGACTTGTCATTTGCGGCGATGCTGATACAGGAATTACAGCAGGAGGGTATGACCTGCATTGACATCCCCCAGCAATACGCAACGCTGACCGACCCGATGAATAACATTGACGTGATGCTGCGCCAGACGATCAAGGTCAGGGACGAAAACGGAAGCGAGATCGAGGTACCAATGCTGACGCACGAAGCCAGCCCGGTGGCACGCTGGTGTTTTGGCAATACCAGTATTTCGAAAAACGGCAATGCGCAAATCAAATATGTCAAGGAGCGCAGGGGCAAGGGAGTCGACCGGACAAAACGGATCGACTTGACCGCGGCGTGGGTGTGTGCGATGGCCAGAGCCAAGACATATAACAATACCAAATCCGTGTACGAGACGCGCGGATTGAGAACACTTGGATAGGGACAAAACAATTGAGAAAAGACAGTCACATCGAGCCAGGATAACAGGAGCCCTATGGTAGCCAAGAGACACCACGATTATCAGTACGTAATCGACCAGTGCGTCAGCCTGATCGAGCAGGGGGAAAAGGCCGAGTGGCATAATTTAGCGGCCAAGTTAAACGTCCCGGCCAGTACACTTCAGAATATATTGAGGTCCGCAGGATTGGGCACCCCGGCAGATATAAAAGCGGGTATCAAATACATTGTCGATAAAAAAGGAATCAGGCTGTTGAATAGTGTTGAGGAGGGGGAGAGTCTGGAGAAAACGGAGGACGGCAACACAACTGAATACATCTCCATCTCAGTCAAGGGGCAGATACGAACCGTTGAGGACCTGGTCAAGGCGTGCAAGATAGACCTGAAAACGTACATCATCACAGACAGTGAGCATAGAAAATGGGATGTATCGCTGAAGGTGCGGCAGGAGGACGGGACCGACCAGGTAATGATCGTGCCCCAGTTTTACATCAGGGTGAAAACATTACCCAGGCATCCTATGCCGATCATGCCAATGATATCTCCGATCCAGATCACTGTGGGGCCAGCGCCCAAGGCCGCCGAGCCGCGCAAGAGTCTGAGGAGAGCGCTGATCGTGCCGGATGTGCACATCGGGTTTAGGCGGAGATTGCACACGCAAGATTTGACGCCGTTCCATGACCGGAGAGTCCTGGATTTGGTGTGTCAGATCATGGAGGGCGGTTGGTTTGATGACGTAATATTTATCGGGGATTGTCTGGATTTTTCGGAGTTCTCGACTAAGTTTACAGCAGAGCCTGAGTTTTATTACACCACCCAACCCGCGCTGATCGAATGGGCGTGGTGGCTGGGGAATTACCGACAAATCGCACCCAGCGCAAAGCTGATCCAGTTTGAGGGCAACCACGACAAGCGGCTGGAGTTAATGACGGTGGCATACATGCGCGCGGCGTATGGACTGCGCCCGGTGGACGAACTGGAAATGCCGCCATCGTTGAGCACAGAGCGTTTATTGGCCTTGCATGAACTCAAGGTCGAGTATGTCAAGGGATACCCGGACAATGTGCGCTGGATCAATCAAAACGTGATGGTGCGGCATGGGGATGTTGTGCGCGGCGGAGCGGGGGACTCTGCCAAGGCAGTACTAAGTAAAACAACGTACACAACAATATTCGGACACATCCACCGGCGCGAGTTGGTATCGAGGCGGATCAAGAGCCGGGATGGGGATATTATCCAGCACGCCATCTGTCCAGGCTGCGCCTGCCATATTGATGGACGGGTGCCGGGCAGCACATCAGATCAGCAGTGGCAGCAGGGACTGGCGGTGATCGAATATACAGACACGATCGAGAATATCATCCCGGTGGCGGTTGACCAGGGAGCCGCCATTTATGACGGGAGAGTATACCGGGCGCGGTCAAGAGACAGGGAAATAAATTCAATGCTGCTGAAGAAACTCGAAAAGATAAAATAAGTTGACAAACTTAGAATACTTGTGCTAGAATATCTTTAATTAAAAATTGAACGCAGTCCCGTATTTGAACGGGATGACTGTCGGAGCGATGCGCCCGACGATTCTCTTAGAGAGTCGTCGGGCGTTTTTTTTATAAATTTTTGGAAGCGGACGGAGCGTTTATGGCTGGTGGAAATAACGAGGTAATCCGAAAGCTGCGCGATGTAATTCAAAACGGCGGAGGCATAGACGTGAACACACGAGATGTCCTGCTTTTCTCGGCGATTGTCGATATTTATGACCAACTTGAATTATTACGCACTGACACAACAACCGGCATCCAAGAGGCAAGGGCGGAAACCAAGAGGGTAATGCTAGAGACACAACCGGCAGTCGTGTTTTACAAGGTCGGTATTTGGATGGCATCTGCAATCGGTCTGAGTATCCTTGGTGTGGTTGGCGCCCTATTAACCGGGCAGATGGAGATCATTATTAAATGATTTTGCTGTCGAGCATGAAGAATAAATATAAAGGCAAACCAGCAGCCATTCTGGGAGGCGGTCCAAGCCTGCCGGATGACATAAAGCTATTGCCTAAAAACTGTCTCCTGATCGCTGTCAATTATCACGCCCTATATTATTGCAAACCGACCTATATGGTTTACAACGACACACCAGACACCAACCCGCTGCAGCAGAAAGCGGTAGATGAGCATACAACCATTCACGTCAGCCCGGACCCGACCAGTGATGTTAAGTTCGATGTGCCGGACGTGTGGACGGGATTTTTCTCGAGTAACACGGCCGCATGGTTTGCGCTTTTTATGGGATGCAATCCGGTCATTTTATGCGGAATGGACTGCTACCAGGGCGAAAAAAAACACTGCCTGCCATCCACATACGATTCGCCGATGTTCCACATGGAGTCTGAGTTTTATACACGGCCCTGGGTGGAGGATTGCAGGCACTCAGTACCGCACCCGGAACGTTTGCGCGTTATGTCTGGTCCGCTGGTGCCGGTCTTTGGAGCGTATAAAAAATGAAATTATGGCTGTATTTGAAGAGTCTTGATACGCACCAGAAAACATATTGGCTGGGTCTGTTGATGTCCTTTACAGGCTTGAGTATTACCTGCTCTGTGGCTGTGGCGCTGGTGGTCGTTGGTGGATTAATAGCGGTTGAGTCTGTGCTCACGTCATATTTAGCGGCATGGATAAACGGGAATCATTAACATGCCAATTACAAATAGCATGATCAATCAAACCAAACAGGCTGAACCTGAAATGCGTCCGGTGCGGACTGCAGTACGGGAACGCAGCTACAGCGAGGAAACGATCACACCTGAAATGTCGTTGACGGTTTCGGCTGTGTTGGCGGCGTTCACCATCCTGTCAGAAGATTTATCTAGCCTGCCCCTGCTGCTATACGAGCGCAGAGGGCGCAATAAGTTCCGGGCGTATGGCAGCGCCTATTACAGATTAATGCACGACTCCCCAAACCCAGAACATACCTCTATGACATTCCGCGAATTGATGATGGGGCACCTTCTGGGTTGGGGAAATTTTTACGGCCAGTTGATCGTGGATAAGAACGGTGACGTACAGGAGATCTGGCCGCTGCGCCCGGACCGGATGACGGTTGAACGCAAAGAAGGATCGAGGATTTACACATATCAAACCACCGCAGGCAAGCCGCGTGTATTTATCGATGACGAGATTTTGCATATCCCGGCATTTGGTTTTGACGGGTTAGTTGGGTACTCGCGCATTGCCCTGGCACGAAATGCGATCGGATTATCGATCTCAACTGAGAAATTTGGCGCGAAGTTTTTTTCCAATGGCGCCAGTGTGGGTATTTTGTATAAACACCCAGG